GTCATATCCAATAACTCCTTTCCTAAATATTGTATACTTTTAATTTTAGATTCATTTCCATTCAATAGGGTTATTGTTACAGGATCATGCGGATACCACACACCCTCTGATATTTTATCACTACCTTTTAAATTATTTAATAAAACCTGATTTGCTACACCTTCCGGCGGTATGCCATATCGGTCGCCTGAATATATTTCTATTGCATCAATATAATTTGCTAATATTGAACCCATATAAGCGCATATTTTAATATCCCATATTCTCCCTCGCCGGGTTTGGTGAGAATGGTATTCCCAGACTCGTTCTTTTATTAGTCTAGGAAAATTAGCTATAAGAGGTAAAATTTGTAGAATATCTATTGTACTTTCACTATAATTAAAATCTCTATAAGTTTTTTTCATATAAGGTATGATTTGGTTTACTGCTGCTGTTTCTGCTTTATATCTTTTACCTTGGCCTTCACCACTAATTATATGGATATGATGAGCGTATATATTCTTATCCGTTTCTACTAATAATTCTTTTAGTACAGCTGTAGAATCAATTCCACCAGAAAACATTACCACAGAAGGTTTTTTATCCGCCACTATTTCTTCCATCTATAAAAAATATGATCCTGTACTTCCACGGTTTTCTGTTTTGTTTTTGCCCATCCAGGCGTTACATAATCTGCATGGTAAAACAATGCACCATCTGTAACATCTACAAATGATATCTCATTATACATAATTGCTTTGGATAAGTCAAGTAACTCTTGATACTTTTTTTTGTTACGAGGCACATCACTTTTCCCATCACAATACCATGAGAATTGACACCTATTTTTTATTGGATAATATTTTCGTTTACTTGATGATAAATTTTTATGTTGCCTAGTTTTCCAACTCTCTCTAATAGGGCCTTGCTCAACAACTTCACAGACACTATTAGGAAACCGTGAATCATTGACACGATTTAATACCACAGCAGATACAGCAAAAAGACCAGCAGTTCCTTGTCCTCTAGCTTCATGATACATATTTAACGCAAGACACTCTGGAGCTCTATCTGGAATCTGTTGTGCTTGAATAGCAGTAGTTGAAACAACCCCTGCCAAGACCATTGTAACAAGATTCATTAAAACTCACCAAGAATTTTAGTGGTATATTCTTTCACAAATTTTTCATCCACAATGTCCATGTTGGTTTTGACATATGCCAGAACATCATTTTCATTTTTGACACCGTTGATAGCAATAGACTCTTCAATCAACTCTTCCATGTCCATCATCCAATTTTTCATCTTACTCATTATGCTTCCTCTTTCATATCATCACGGTCAAAATCCATATATTCACAGAACCGAACAAACAAACCTAACTGTTTACCATAGGCTTCTATCTCCCAAGGATAATCCCAATAATCAGTTATTTCCATATGGACCTTTTCACCCTTAAACCGAACCATCCCCGCTACATTCATATACTCATACATCTCGTTTTTTGCCCACTGTTTGACGTGAACCATTTCATGAGCAAGAGTAATCAGAAGATTTCTAATTTTTACGGTAGTATCAAGTTCGATAGTGAACTCTCTGGGACGATAACCGTCATCTTCCCATATCGCTGTTCCTTCGAAGCCTTCCTTAGAAAGAAGATTTTTCTTGAGATTGATGGTAATTTCCAGACTTTCCATGAGCCTCTTGCCCATCAATTTCTCAGCATAGAACCAAGTGGCAGATTCGACTAACTTGCGAAACGCCTTATTGGAACCTTTAATGTGAAGTATCATAATTTCCTCAAATTATTTCAGATACAGGGGGCCAGTCCACCGAATGGTATAACCACCGTCAATGATGTTTCCCCGTGCAGCGTTCCGAGCAGGAGCGTTGTAACCCGCAGCCTTCAGAATGTCACCCTTCCGAAACTTCTTATCATTATCGGTATTGACAACAAAACCCCAAACGCCACCACCTTCGTTGATGACCTTGATGTATTTGTTTCCCACCTTGTAGGTCAGATTCTCGTTGAACCTATCGATCATCATCTTATTGGTTTCGTTGAGAATGCACCGTCCAGCGGCCGCAGCACAACCAGTGGTCCACTCAAAATAGTCCTTTTTGATGTTCTCAATCAGGGCAGTCATTTCGTTGTTCATGGTGTATTTTCCTTCGTTTTCTCAGTTTATACCTAAGTATAGACCATAAAACAGGATATGTCAAGAGAAATCGTAGCCGCTAAGTCCTTGATTCTAAACGATTCTGTAAAAAAGTTCGATAATCTGTCCAGCCATCATCAGTATGAAACCCCCAAATTCGACTCCTAGCACCGTGCCAAAACAGGGTCCAACAAGGTTTGTTCTCGTTTAGTTCCAACCAATGCAAATCTGTGGATTTTTGGGTTCTCCACGATCCTGGCCCTCTCCAAAAGGTGCCCTCTGGTGTATGTTCGTGATATCCTCCACCAATGATAAATGCACCCCAATTCCATGGATGATCATGCAAAACAGGCTCATCAGAGAGAAGAATTTTGTGAATATATGCGTTGAATGGCACTTTCACATTCTTCTCTAAATGTTCTGATTTTTCTCTGAAAATCAGATGATGTCGAATCATATACGGTTTTTCATCAGAACGATCATATATTATTCGTTTTCTTGTTAAAGGCATCGTTTTTCACCCGTTTGCTGCTCCTGGCGTTTGAGGATAAACATGATGATCATCAACCATATACTCATCATTCCAATTAAATGCTTCCTTGACTACAGGAGCAGAAAGACCCTTATACATTTGATGCAATTTCTTGTCCTTTGCAGCAACCAGAAGTGACGCTTCACTTTCATGAAGTCCCTCTAATAGTTGAACAAACATTGATTCTCGCTTGTTCTGATTAATTTGAGGATTTCCGCCACTAATGAAATGATATAACTTACGAGATTCATACGATAAAGAAGAATGCTCTGTTCCCGCTGGAGCATCATTATGTTTGTATGGAACATCACCTTCTGGTAAGGACCATACAATATTTGGATCAAAAGAAGACTTGATAACCATTCTCAAAGATTGGTGATCATGCTCCCGTAGAATATTAATTTTTTCTTTCTTAGTTTTAACCTTTGAAACTTGTTCCAAAATTTCTGAAATTAGTAAATCCATTTTAAAATTCTCCTATAGATTCTGTGAGATTTCTCAACCGTTTTTGTATAAAGTAATTTAGTAGTTTGCTTCGATCACCATATGGAGCTTCCTTATATGTATTAATTATCTCTGAAGAAAGTTCTTCTGGTGTGTATGTCAAATCAATCAATTTACGATTTCTTTGATAGTTTCTTTTCACTTCATCATTAGGAGCAACATCTTCAAAATTATGTTCCATCCATGAAGCAATTTTCTTTTTACCTAATGGTTTTTGTCGTAGGCCGTCAGTAAATGTATTGTCAGGAGATAATACATTAGGTACTCCATCGCTGGTGTCACCCTTAAAGATATGTTCTTTAAGATATGCGCCAGGGTTTTCACCATTTACTGTTTTCTTAGTGATTGGACTGAATTGTTTTACATTAGGAAATTTTTGAAGCTGAATGAAATCTTTGTCTCCAGAAATTATCATGATTTCTTCTGAATATTCTGAGCAAAGAACACCGATAACATCATCAGCTTCTGCGCCATATATTTCTATAAACTTATATGGCATATTATTCCTAAGTTCATCTTTGATTTGATTTAAGCAAGAGAAAATTGCATTCCAATCAAGATCAGATTTTTCTCTACCCTTTCGTCTGCTAAATTTATATTCTGGAAAGTAATCACGCCTCCAATAATGCTTAGAGTCATAACACAAAACCAACTCTCCAAATTCAGATGAATATTTGGTACGGTACATCCGTAGTGAATTGAGAATCATATGACGCACCATATTTTCATCTATCTCTTTAGACTTACTCATATGCAAGTGCATCATCATACTTGCAAGAGAAATCTGATTCATATCAACTAATATCATTCTGGCACAAACATATGAGCATTAAAGCTCATACTCCTTCTCTCACCTTCACTCTTAAAGGGATATACAAAATGTTTCAACCATGATGGGAATACCAACATTTTTCCCACTTCTGGTTTAAACTTCACATTGTCACTTCTAAATCCTTGATTTTCACCAAACATAAATTCTATTAATCCATTTGCTGGATAATGATCCTCATAATCTTCTTCTATTTCTTTGTGCATGTTAGGTGGTAGTTTAAGATAGATAACTGCCGAGAAATCACCAGTATGATGATGCCAAGGATTATATTCTCCAGCATATTGGCTGACTACCCAACTATGAGTTAGATGAATATTATCCAATGTTGGAGTTGCATCACCAGCAATTTTCTTCCATGTATGATGATTACCCACTTTTATAGCTTCCTTTAGATAATCTAAACATCCAGACTTCATCACATTTAAAAGAAACTCCTTATCATCTTTGCCTTTTATGGGAATTAGTACTTCTTTATGTACCTTACCAACAAGCTTGTGTGACCAATCCCATTCCACACTCTCAGCTTCACTACCAAGCACCTTATCAGCAGTTTTATTGATTGTATCAATAAATCTCTTTGGTGCTTCTGTTTCCATAATAATAGGACTAAATGGCTTATGAAATTTCGGGGTCATCATCCTCATCATCATCTTCTAAATATTTACTCATCTCAACAAATTTTTCTAGCATGTCTAAATCAATCTCGCTGTGAATAGTGTTGTCATCTTCATCAACATTAACGTCTACAACAGTTTCGAAAAATGTATGTGTTGGATGGGGAATTCCCATACTTCTATATATACTTCCTTTTGTCATTTCAACTATTAATCCTAAATCACGAATAAAAGATACATCACCAACATTAATACCATTTTCGCCCAACATTTGAACCATATGGATAATTACTTTTTGATTAAGCTCTTCAGCAAATTCCAAATTTTCTCGTAATTCAAGAAGTTCCTCATCAGGAATTTTAACCTTTCTTTTTGACTTTGGCCACGGGCCCTGTATTACGTTTTCGTTTTCCTTTGCGTTTCCGTTTTTCTGATCCGCCATTAGAAATGCCTTCCTCTTCGTTAAAAATTTCTTGAGTGTACTTACAGCCCAAATCTGAATAATAAACACCCATACTCCTTTTAGGTGTTCCATCATCATAAAATGCCATTGCAACACAACGGTAATTAATTTTGTTCTCTTGATGCTCACCATAAAAATCATCAACCCAATCACCATCCCTAAGATATCTTTGCATATTCCTTATATATCCTTCATGACTGGCTAATTGCGCTTCTGCTCCCTTTATTTTTTGTTTTATAGCACTTCGTGCTGAACTAGCAAGGTCTTTTTGAGTTTTAATCCAATCCTTAACTTTTTTAGGATGTCTTGGATGATCCTCTGGTAAATCTTTTAAAGCTAGTGGAAGCGAACTTTGTCCATAATCAGGATTTTTCTCTTTGCGTTTCTCCCTCGCTTTTTCTAAACGTGCTGCAGCTGCAACCCGCTGCTCTTCCGACATAGGTTTACGTTTCTTACGAACCTTGGGTGCCTGCCAATTACTATTATCAGTCTTAACAGCAATTTTATTCTTTCTAGCCATTTTAATATCCCAATTCTTCCATACGTTTTTTCTGTTCTTTTTTAAATCTACGAATACCAGCAGCCTTTCCTCGGCGATGTTTGTCACCCTTTGATACAAAACATTCTCGTTCTCTTAGTTCATTAAAGAATCCATCCAACAACAACTTTTTCTTTAAAACCCTTAATGCCTGATCGACATTATTATTTCTTACATCAACTCTCATCTTCCAATATCCTTTATGTTACTCTTACTTATTACTTGATACGGCCCTTTATTATATGCCGGGGCAATAGTAAAATTATGTGGAATCAATTCTTTCTTCGGTGCAACACCTACAGGTATGTCATTAGATAGGGGAATCTGGTCGGAGTGAGAGGATTCGAACCTCTGGCCCCCTGCTCCCAAAGCAGGTGCGCTACCAGGCTGCGCTACACTCCGTTTATTGGCGCACTCGACAGGACTCGAACCTGTGACCCACGGTTTAGAAGACCGTTGCTCTATTCCAACTGAGCTACGAATGCCTATACCCATCTTCTTAATAAACTTTGCGTGTTGACGCTCTGCCTCAATCAAAGAGGCAGGCTTCTTAGGTTTCTTACGTTTACGGGTGTTTGTAGTTGTAAAATATACTGGTAATATGTGCATAGTCACCAATGTATCATATCATAACAAAATTGTCAAGGTCATTTTGATTATTTTATTGAATCTCGCAATGTTTTAGCAATTACCTCTGAAATAGTAATAAGTTCCTTCTCACCATCCTTGTCGGTGGTGGTATAGATAAAACCATCCGCTTCCAGTCTGTCTAGCAATCCTTCAACTAAAGGTTTAAAACTCTTTTTTGTTGCCAAAAAATGTCCGGCATAATAGCAACCAGCCATACAACCTAGTGCGATTATCGTGTGTAGATATGGGTCCATAACAATATTTATCTTTCTTTTCTTTCACTATATACACTATACAATAAAAATGAGAGAATGTCAAGTACTATTTTCAATTAAATAACTCCCAAATCAAAAATAAAATAATGGGGCTAATTAAAGCTCCAATGAAGAATGCTTTCACCAAATCAATATCATGCCAAACTGCTAAATTCTTAAAATATTCATCAGATGGGCCATGACCTGTTTTTAATGGAAAAAAGTTCTTGCTCATTATACTCTCCTATTTGGTTGTTGCAATGAACACTCCGTTCCAGTCTTTTTCAAGCGGTTGTGTTTTCATAAACTCACAACGCTCTATCCACATAATATAATAATTCTTCATCCTACCATCAAAGTGATCCATTAGATCGTTACACAATCGGATGGCATGATCAAATTGTTGGGAACTATAATAGTCGTGCATCTTCTCATGCTGGGTTTCTGCCATAGTCCAATTAGTATTTTTCATCATCCAATCCATATCACTAAGAACGGTATAGATTCGAATACCTATCGTCTTACCCTTTACTGCTAGTTCATCAACCTTCAAATAGAAGAAGTCATCTTTAGTTTTATCATAGGTGGATTCACCAACCAACAGCAGACAACCATATTCCTTACACTTACTTTCAATTCTAGCAGCAGTTGAAACAGAATCTCCTAGTACGTCATAACTGTGTCGTTTAGTGCTGCCCATCTCTCCTAGATATCCAAGGCCAGTATTGATACCAGCACCCATACCTATAGGTGGTCTGCCCTCTGATGTAATTTTATCATTGAACTTCTCTACTGCCTTTAACATAGCTAACCCAGTCTTGACTGCACTCTTGGGATGGTCTGGATCATCTATCGGTGCATTGTGGATATGCATACTCGCATCACCAATATACTTAATCACCATACCATCTGAATCTAGAATGGGCTGTGTGATTGCATCCATATATCCATTCATAATCTGTGTCAGTCCCTTCACGTCATCCCCGAAACTTTCACCCAATGGAGTAAAGCCTCGAAGGTCAGAGAAGCAAATACTGATTTCCTTTTTCATACCATCTTTGATTAGTGATGGATTTTCTTGTAGTAATCTAACAACAGTTGGGCTCGCATAACCAGCAAACTGTTTTTTGATTTCCATCTTCTGTTTGTATTCTTCCATGAATCTTAGAAATGCTGATACAGCCCAAACTACAAACATAGTAAGGACAGGATATGACCAATCCACTAGATAACTATATTCTGTGAATAGATATGCTGAACCATAGAACGAACCGACAAGGAACAGCGGCAGCAACACTGCTCCAAACCACCATGTAAGTGTGAGAACTACAGCCGTTAGAATTAACGCACCAACACCACTGACGGTTAATTCTGCAAGGTCAGTCCAAAATGGGCGAGTGATGTTTCGTCCTGTCATCATAGTAGCAAGTGATGCAGCGATAAGATCATGTGACTCTATGACCCCTACAGGAGTTGCTACGGGGCTTCCTAGACCAGAAGCAGTCATACTTAGTATTACAATCTTACCTGTGAGGTCTGGTAACTTCTCATGCAATGGGTAGGTATCTGTCTTCCATTGAAAATCTAACCATATGTTACCGTTGGCATCTGTGTCAATCATCTTGTACTTTGGTATGCGTACTTTCTCTACACCAGCACGGCCAGTCTTCATCTGAAACGATATGTCCCCGGCAGCCATCCGTAGGATTTCCATACTAATAGATGGATATAACTTTCCACCTACTGCGACTACCAGAGGCATACGTCTAATAACACCATCTGCTTCTGGTGAGATTACCATCATACCAACAGCTTGAGCACTCTCAGCTAGTTCTGGAATAGGACCGACAACGCCAGGATATCTGTACACCCAAGGTTTCCAAGGGTGTCCTATAGAAGCAACACCACGCACTACACCAGAAGCACTGTTGTCAGTACTAGGCGCCTGTCCAATGATAGTAGGAGTGTCTTTGAGCACGTCAGCAAAGAACTTGTCCTTACCGCCACGGTCTGGGTCTGCGAATAGAATGGGTACAACAACAAGACCAGCACCTGCTTCATAGAGTTTGATAATCTCTTTACCGAGCGTCTCTCTGTCCCATGGCCACTGACCACGTTCCCTAATCGTCTGGTTGTTAATCTCTATGGTAACTGTAGTATCAAGAATCTGTGTTGTTTGATTGCGTTGGTGTTGATCCATTGCCTTCAGGCGAACCATATCGAGAAACCAAGGGTCAGCGAAACGTATGCCACATAATACTAAAATCACTGATAATGATATAAGCCACTTCTTCATTTTTATTTCCCGCTATCGTAGAATGGCTGCACCTCTGAATTAGGATCATCAACCCCTTCAATCGATAAAATCTCTGGAATATAGTGTTGCAATAGACCCTCTACACCCTGCTTCAATGTTACTGATGACATTGCACACCCAGAACAAGCACCAGACATGAATATATATGCTATACCATTATCCTCATCCCATTCATGTAATGATACGAAACCACCATGAAATGTTACACTAGGCTGAACATATTCATCAATAATATCCGTAATTCTTTCTTCCATTGTCTTTTCCGTCATCAAAAGACATCCCCCTATGTGTCATGATGTGAAAACATTGTACAATTAGTAATAGTAATATAGTACATCTTTCCTAGATCAAGGACAACGAAAATATCAGTATCATGAAGCTCTTTTAGCCACTTATTCTGCGCTTCATACGCTTCCCTCTCAATCGCTCCCCTACAAGGATAATCGCTTTCAATCCCTGATTCATACTGCATATGGTGAACAAGTTCATGGAGTAGAATGCTCTGGTTCTTGATTGTCTTACGGTTCCACTGATCCTTTAATATGATTGTCTTCTGTTCATTATTATATAGTGCGATAGGAGTATTAGCTATCAAGTTTTTATTTTTGGAATCAGCAATGTCATCACACCATTGCGATGCAAGTTTATCGTCATCACATTGATGTGCAATACGAAACATTTCAACATCACTGACAAATTGTATGCTTGGAGTATTTGTAGGGATCGGTAGCCCGGTCGCTCCGTTTATCCACACCATTAATAGTAGCATTAGCTCTGTCATTATATTAGTTTCCTTGCGTTGTATTTATCGTGCAACCTAAAGCGTTACTACAGGTATTGTCTAAATCATAATATTGAGCACTACTACCTTGTTGAATTAAATCAAAATCAGTACTGTGACCATCTAAGTTAACTCTTGCTCCATGATTACCACTACCACGTTGAGTAATATTTACCTCATGATCTGCATCTAATGTAACGTCAAGATAGTGAGTTCCAGTGTCTTCTTGTATAAAAGTTCCTTCATTACTATTTCCATTTACATCTAAGAACATTGTTTTCTGTCCATTGTCTTTTTGTGTGATCGTGAAATTATTACTACCACCATCTACGTCTGCCTCAAAAAAGTGTTTTGATAATGTTCCACCATCATATTGAGTAAGGTTCATAACATTAGAAGCTCCATTAATATCTAATACTGCTTTATGCTCTCCTTGATCGTTTGCATGATCTCCTTGACTTATTGTTAAATTTGTGTTGTTACCATTTATAAACAACCCTATTCCATTCTCATCACTGCTGCCAGTTGTAGTTACGTTGCCTTGTTTTATAGTTAATACGAGATTGTCTCCTGTTAAAGTAGCGGGCCCTGACCAATCTTTATCTACAATAAAATTATTATTACCATCTTGTTGTATGTTAATTGTGGGATTGGCACCTGATTGTACTATACAAATATTACAACCACTTTCTATACTAGCATTTATTGCAGCAGTTCTTTTTGTAGTTTGTGCTGCTGATATGGTTACAGCGCTAGTTGGTTGGTTGAATGTACTTGCTATAGCAGTACGCAATGCATTCATAAATGCTTTGTTGTTATTAGTATAATATGAGCTATGAGATGCATAGTTAATATCTGTGAATACAAAAACTATACCATCACTATACGCATTGTTTAAACTCTCGCCATACCATACTGCTACAACAATATTACCGCTACTATCTTTAGCCAACCATGTACCATCACCAACCGAAGTTAAAATTCCTCCGGCAGACCAAGTAAGACTACCACTATGATTAGCAATATAAGATTGAGATGTATTAAATGTCGTAATCGAATTACCAGAGTATGTGGAGTTATTATAAACTACATTTCCTCCACCCAATTCATCTTTAATAAATTCTGTTATATTTTGGTTACGAGGATTAAGAGTGGCGTGAGGATTTTCACCTTGAAGATACAAGGTTCCTCCTCTTGCTAGCAGAGCTTTATACGCTGTTTCTTCTGCTGAGGATAAGTTAATCGAATATCTTATATCAAATATTTGCTCATAACTAGTCGTAACACTAGGAAGAGAACTTCCCATAGTAACTGTATGACCAGCATCTTCTAATCTGTTCTTCCATTTTTGATGAGTGTTGCCATAACTCTGATGAAGAATAAAAACATCTTCAGCATATGCAACAGTACTACTGAATATTAATATCAATAGTAGAAGTATAACCCGCTTCATCTGTTCTTATCTCCGGCGCAACGCTACCTTTTTGATTTATATTAATTTTATGACCATCTACTCTATCTAAGGTGATGTCTATCATACTGCTATCAAATTCTCGAATCAATTGAACTG